ATGGTTAGCGCCACAATTTGGTGAGAAACTTTGTATTGACTTTGATTTTTCTGTTATACCAGAGTTACAAGAAGAAACTGAAAAGGTTGTAAATCAAATGAGCCAAGCATGGTGGTTAACACCTAATGAAAAAAGAATGGCAATGAATTATGGCGAAGATGAGGAAAGTGACATTTTAAATGATTACTACATTCCAGCAAACCTTATTCCTGTAAAAGACAATGATGTTTCTGATATTGAAGTAGATAATGAAATTGATGTTGCTAAACTTCTAAAAAAAAAAGAAGAACCTAAAGAAATAGTAGTAAAAGAAACTTATGGTGATTACCCACAAAGCGCCACTAACAATGCAAAACGTGTAAAGAACTGGATTGAAAAACATGGACGTGAAGAAGTTAGGGGAATGACAGAGGTGGGACTTGCAAGAATGAACCAATTAATTGCTAGGGAAAAATTAAGTTTATCTACATTAAAAAGAACTTTTAGTTTCTTATCAAGAACAAAAGGCGGTGGTTATGATAAAATAAATCCTGATTATAGAGATACGCCTTGGCGTGACAAAGGTTATGTGGCATTCCTTGGTTGGGGTGGTAATGCAATGTTAAAATATGCTGAAAGAAAATTAAATCAGCTAGAAAATGATAAAGAATAAAGATGACTGGCAAAGGGCGTTTGAAAAACAAATGGATATTGCAGAGCGCAAAACAATCCCTTACGTAAAACGTTACTACAAAGCCGAATACAACAAGGCAATAGAATCTTTTATTGCAATGAATCCTACAAATTACGAGAATGTATTTATGACTGAAGGTCTAGTTAGCATATACAGAGATTTATATGTTACAATTGGATTAAGGTTTGCTAAATGGTATGCAAGAAACTTCGATAAGTTTATTAAAAAGGGTGTTAATCCTAATCAATTTGAAAGTTTTTGGGCGGAACGTTTTGCGTTTTTAGGAATGTCAGTAGGCGCACAAAGAGTAACATTAGTTTCTGGAACTGCTAAAAAAACGTTAAAAAGAATATTGACTGGCTTTATGGCTGACAGTGAATTTATGATGTTAGGCGCAGCAGAACAAGCAAGGATTTTAAGAAATACATTTAACCAATATTCTACAAATCAAGCAACTAGGTTAGTAAGAACTGAAGCTACTGCTGCTGCAAATTTTGCTACAATGCAAAGCGCACAATCAATATTTCCAGGCGCACAAATGATGAAAGAGTGGATTGCTAGTTTTGATGATAGAACACGTGATGCACATGCTGAAGCTGGCGCTAGTGAACCAATACCTTATAATGATCAGTTTTTAGTTGGTGGTGAGTTTATGCAATACCCAGGTGACCCAGCTGGTAGTGCTGCAAACGTTATTAATTGTCGTTGTAGTGTTGCGCCTTTTCCTGTTGAAAATGCAGAAGGTCTAAATGATATAGAGGGTATTGGTTTTGGTCTAGCTGGTCAAGCAACTTTTTAAAAATTAAAATTGTATCTTTGAAATAAATTTTTGTTATGGGAAATATCATATTTAAACAAGCGCCAATTGGTGAATTATTAGACGCTGATGAATATGCTGGAATTGTAAAGGGTTATGGCTCTTATTTCGGCAATAAAGATTCTGATAATGACGTTATTATGAAGGGCGCATACAAAAAAACTATTGCTGAAAATGGTTCAAGAGTAAAGTATTTATATCAACACAACATGATGCAACCTATTGGTAAAATGAAAGAGATGTACGAGGACGATAAAGGACTTGTATTTGTTGCAGAAATTGCTAAAACACAATTAGGTAAAGATGTTGTTGAATTAATGAAATCTGGTGTACTTACTGAAAATTCTGTTGGTATTATGCCAATGCAAAAAGAAAACAGAGGTGATTACAGAGAAATCACTGAAGTTAAATTATATGAAATTAGCGCTGTTACTTTAGCTGCAAATGAAGAAGCTAAAATATTAGATGTGAAAGGAAATGTAGATGTAGATAAGTTAAATAAGCGTTATGACAATCTTTGTAAATTAATCCGTAAAGGTGACATATCTGATGATCTTGGATATGCTATTGAAGCGGAAATTTTAAAATTAAAATCTCTATTTATAGAGTTCACAAAGCCGATTGATGAAGTCACTTTGCCGAATGTTGATAATAAAAAAGATGATTTTGACATGTATAATTATTTAATCAATTCTTTAAAATAAAATTCGTTATGGAAGAAAATGTAAAAAAACAGCTTGACGAACTTGGCGGCATTATTGACGCTAAAATCGAAAAAGCTAACGAACAAGCTCAAACAAGAGCTGAAGGTAAGATTGATGAAACTTTAAAAAGTCAAATCAATAATCTTACAACTAAATTTAATGAGAGAATGGACGAAATGGAAGTTGCTAACAAGAAAAACTTTGATTCGTTAAATTCTCAAAAAGAATCTAAATCTTTTAAAAGCGCTTTAATTAAGTCAATTAATGAAGGTGCAATTGATGCTCTTAAAAACGGTTCATCAAGAGGTGCTAGTTTTGAAGTAAAAGCTGACATGACTGTTGGTGCTGACTTCACTGGTGAAGTTATTCCAGCACAAAGAGTTCCTGGTTATTACTTTGACCCAAACAGACCACAAAACATTAGACAGTTAATCCCAAGTGGTTCAACTAGTTCTGACGTTATTAGATTTGTTTCTGAATCTGGATATTCTAATGGTGCAGCAGCTGCGGCTGAAGGAAGTACCCTATCCCAGACGGACTTCGATATGACTGCGACAAGCGTTAATGTTGAAAAAATTGGTACTTATTTAAGAATCTCTGAAGAAATGTTAGCTGATACGCCACAGCTTACTAGCTATATTTCAAACAGAGTTCCAGCTAAATTAATGGAAGTAGAAGATGATCAATTATTAGGCGGAAACGGTGTTTCACCAAATCTTAAAGGTTTATATAATTCTGGTACTGCTTTTGATGAAAGTTCTTCAGCTGCTTTTTATCAAGCTGTAACTGCGCCAAATGAATTTGACGTATTAGTTGCTGCTATCAATCAGTTAGCTTTAAGCAATTACAGACCAAATTATATTCTTTTAAACCCAACAGATTTTCATAAAATCTTATTGACAAAAGACACAACAAACAACTATATCAAAGACCAAGTTTATCAAGGACTTGCGCCTAACTTTATGGGTGTGCCTGTTGTACAAAATGTTGAAGTTAACGCTGGAACATTCCTAGTTGGTGACTTTGCTAATTCATGTCAGATGTGGGTTAGAGATAACTTGTCTGTTGAGTTCTTCAGAGAAGATGGTACTAACGTAAGAGATGGTTTTGTTACTGTTAGAGCGGTTGAAAGAATTGCTTTAGCTACTTACTTGCCAAAAGGTATTATTGACGGTACATTTAGTTCTGCAATAACATCTATGACAGCATCATAATCATAGTTATTATTAATAAAAAGGGCGCTATTTTAGCGCCTTTTTTTTTGCTCTTTATATCTGTAAATGAAAAAATATTTAAAAAAAAACTGAAAATATTTTTTTAATCCAATATAGAATTGTAGATTTGTTATCAAATAACAATTAAAAACAATTAAAATGTATTTTAAAAAACCAACTAAAAAAGAATTGCAAGAAGATGTAAATTTTTATGAGCATTTTTATAATTATGTTAGAAAAAATAATTATACAACTTATAGCAATGCAGTTGCACACGCAATAAAACAAACAAATAATTAATATCAAATACAATAAAAATGAAAACAACTATTGAAATGATGCTAGATAAAATAGCTAAAAAAAGATACGGTAGCAAATATAAATACTGTACAAAAAAAGAACAACACCAGTGTTTAATCTATTTAGATCAGGATTTAAAAATTATGCAAGAGGAAAAGGAACTTCAATTACACTTTAGAAAGTGTTTAAAGGTTATTTTTATGATACTTCTTGTTGGTTTGGTAGGAATGTCTTTAATAAACTTTTTTACGTCATGAGCGGTTATTATACGCCTTTTGAAGATTTAGAATTTGTTTGCAGCGTTTGTGAAAAGCCAATGGCAAAAGATCAATATTATTGCTGCATTGATTGTTTTGAAGCAGACATGTTATGAATAATGATTTAATAAAATATATTTTATGTACAACTTTACTGTTGTTTAGTTTAAGACAGTTATATTTGTATCACGACACAATAGGATTTCTATTCTTATTAATCCTATTTTTTTCAGTTGCTTCCACAAGCAACAAGTAATTTTTTAATTGTTTAGTTTTAGTTAGTTAAAAAGCCAGGCAAAATTATTTGTCTGGTTTTTTGTATATTATAGAACGTGGATACAAACTTGCTTGGTTGCACTGCGGAATATAAATTTGCCACTATGGCAATGGAAAGTGGATTGAAAGTATCAATGCCGCTGCTGGATTCCTCACCTTATGATTGTATTATTGAACTTCCAAATTTTGAGTTAAGAAAAATACAAATAAAATCAACAGCAAAGCCATCTGTCCCACGTGGTATTCATGTTACGTTACACACTTACAATAGATATTATAAATTAAATGAAGTAGATTATTTTGCTATTTGGGTGCAAGCATTTGATGGTTTTTTCATAATTAAAAACAATGGCAATAATTCAGCGTTCAAATTTACTAGACATGGTAAATATTCAAATAATTTTAATAACTTTGCAATCATAAACTAATTCTATTATTATAGGTTATTTTTATTTCGTTTTCATTTGAAAAGTGCTGCAAAATATTGTGGCACTTTTTTTTTATCTTTACATAAAATTTATATTATGAAATTAAAAGCATTAATGGCTCTAAATCACAAAGGCAAAAGTTATGTTGCTGGTGATTTTATTGACGTTCCAGAAGATAAGGTTGAAGTATTTATCAATAAAGGTTGGGCGGCAAAAGAAGCTAAAGTAAAAAAAGAAACCAAGGAATTAAAAGTATCTAAAGAAACTAAAGACGATGCGTCAAATTAAAATTAATTCAACAACAGGTTCAGAACTAGTTACAACAAGTGACGTAAAATCTTATGCAAGAATAGACACTTCAGCTGATGACACTATTATTGGGCGTATGATCGTACAAGCTAGGATTTGGTGTGAAAACTATATTAGCAGAGATATTGTTGCTAAAAACAGAACCTATTATATTCCTAAAACATCTGGCGTATTTGACATTCCTTTTGCGCCTGTTGCTAGTATTTCAAGCGTTACTATTGACGGTGTTGCTAATACTGATTACACTGTTGAAGGTTTAGACAATGAAACTATTGATTTAGATGGTTATGCAGATAAAGTAAAAATAACTTATGTAACAGCTGGATTATCTGACGATTTATTAAAGCAAGCAATTTTACAATTAGCTGCGACATACTATGATAATCGTTCAGAAGTTATAGATGAAAGCAAAGATATTCTTACAGTAGATGCGCCAATAAGTGTTAAAAATATATTAAGTTCTTATAGATCAATGTATTTATGAATCCAGGAAAACTAAATGATAGAATTACTGTTAAAAGATTAACAAGAGTTGCTGACGGTTTTGGTGGTTATAATTCAACACTAGCAGACGTAACAACAGCATGGTGTGATTTTAAGCAAAAATCTGGTGAAATAGAAATGGTTGATGGTAAACGTCAAAGAAGCATAGAAGCTGAATTAATCATGCGTAAAAAGACCGCAGACAGCATTTCAGTAGGTGATATTTTTGTGCAAGAAAACCAAACAGATAAATTTAGAATAAATGAAATGTTTGAATCTGAATTAAAATATTTTGTAAAAATAAAAGCAACTAAAGTAGATTAATGAAGGTAGATATAAAAATAAATCAAAGCGACTTAAACAACTTAAACAAAAAAATAGCTTTTTTTAAGGGGTTTGATAAAAATGTTTTATCTACTGAATTAGCGAGAACTGCTTTAGATATTACAAGAGAAGCAAAAAAAACTGTTGCTGTTGACAAAGGTGGTTTAAGACAATCAATAACACCAGAAATTTCTGGTAAAACAGTTTCAGTTGTAGTAAATAAAAAATATGCGCCATACATTGAATTTGGTACTGGTGCAACGGTTAATATAGACGATATGTTGCAGCTAGGTATTCCAAGCAGTTATGCAATGCAGTTTAAAGGTAAAGGCATACGTGAGGTAAATTTACCAGCAAGACCATTTTTATTTAGCAGCGCAAGGAAGGAATTAAAGAATCTAATGAATAGATTAACAAAAAGAATAAATAAAATTAGATAATGTTAGAATCAATACATTTTGTAAGAAAAGCAATTATTACAGCGCTGACTAGTAATGTTACTATTGATTCAGCTAACGTGCCAGTTTATGGGCGTGTTCCTAATAATGCTAGTTTTCCTTACATTAGAGTTTATTCTGTATCTAATAATGAGGTTGACCAAAACCAAACACAATATAACATGGAAACCATTACAAGAATAGAATGCATTGCAAGATATATTTCTGACGATGGTGGGGAATATGATGTAAATTCTATGGTTTCACAATGTTTAAATTTATTAAGAACAAGATCGTCTGGTTATATTGATTTATCATCAGATGGTTTTACAGTTTATACAAGTGAAAACGCTGGGGTTACATATTTAGAAGAAGATATGTCTGACCATACTTATTATAGAGGAATTATTGAATTGTCAAACCGTATAACACAAAATTAAAATGGCACAAAAAATAAGCGAAAACACTGAAATTAAATTAGATTTAAAAACAATAGGAACAATATTAGGGTTTACAGTTGCTTTAGTTTCTATGTATTTTGCTTTAAAATCAGACATAGCAAAAGCAATGGAATTACCAGCACCTGAAATATCTAAAATAGAATGGACTTACAAAGACGATTTGATTCGTTCTAACATATCAAACACAAACGAAAAGGTTGAAGGACTAGAAAAATCTGTTGACGAAATAAAAGAACAACTTAATAAGATAGACGAAAGATTATATCAAATAAGTAAAAATTAATGAAACTATGTGTAACAA